TTCTTGGACACGCGGCGGGTAACGTCTCTGAGCCGCCACTTCCGCGGGATCGTGACTGACTCCTTGCCGACATACTGCGGCCCGTTCTCGTTCATGAGAAGCGGCGCACCGTGCTTGCGGTTCACGCGGAACAGCTTGCCGGGAAAATCTCGTGCTCTGGTCTTCGCCTGTCCGAATGACAGTGGAATCCACAGAAGCGGCTTGCCGAAGATCTTCGCGCCGTACTCGAAGACACGCCAGTAGGACACGGCGTGCGTCGCACGAACGCGAATGTCGTTGCGTGACTGGTAGGAGACCTTCGCCTGAAAGCCCTCCTGCCAGCGGGCCGAGCCGAAGTTTCCTCCGGCTCGGATGTTCGCACGTCCCTCGGTCTCTATCTCGTCAGCGGCCCGATTCGCGGCGGCTTGAACGGCCTTGGTCTGCTTCTGCGTGAAGTTCTGGGTGCGAACACGTAGTTTCTCGCCCATGCCCTTCGCGTCGAAAGCGACCTTGATGCTACCAGCCATTATCCACCCTTCTCGGTCAGCTGCTTAATAAGATCCTTGAAGTCTGAGTTCTTCGCGTTTCGAACGGCGCGAAACTGACTGAGGATGTCAGCGTCGCGGCGCATCTCCTCGCGAGCTATCAGCTCTACCCACGCACTCAGCTGCCTTGGGGTTGACCTCCAGCAGTCTCGCTCGCTGCGACCGGCTGCGACGCACCGTTGGATTGCGCGGGCGATGTCGTAGCCCGAACCCATCCAGGCGCGTCGGCCGCGCCGACTAGAGCCGCCACGCCGTCGAGAAAAGACTTTGGACCCTGCGGGAAGGTGATCTTCATGATCTCCTGCAGGAACTGCCACTGCTCGCCCACTGTAAGGGCACGCGCACCGGCCACCATCTTCTCGAAGTCGTCGGAGCCCCACTCGGCTCCACACCCCATCGCGATGATTCGACCCACGATGACGGGGAAGTTGTTGAACAGGTTCAGAAGAACCTCTCCGTCGTTGTTCCCGGTGACCAGCTTGCGCAGGTCGGTGAAGTCCTGGAACATGACGACGATATGCTCCGCTGTCAGGCCACGGATCTCCATGGCCTGACCACGAAGCGGAACGCTACCCCGAGAGGGGCCGATATCTACGAGCGATACCATGTTACTCCGCTGGTGAGTTGTGCGCCTAGGGCGCTAGTGAGCCACGCTCTTAGGAGGGCGTGGAATTCTTGATCTGGATGGTGCCGAACTTGCCGAAGCGCGGCCCGGCCTCTTCGGACGGAAGAATCGCGCCAGTCACCTCCATGCTGTTCCACTCATCGGAGATCATCTGAAGATCACCGCTCGGGGTCCAGCTGACGTTGTCGAGGATGACCTCCATCTGCGGACCGAGAGCATTCGCGCCCTCGAACTTGAGCTTGCCGCGAACGTCGGTCGCACCGAAGATCTCGATCATGGGGCCGTCCACGGCCGCAAGGTCGACGGTGCCGTACACCATCAGCGCGATGTTCTGCGCCGTCATCTCCTCCATCACGATCTTGACCGACGCCTTCTGCTGAAGCGTGACCAACCGATCGCGGGTCTTGATGCCGGTTCTCGAGCTGAAGTGTTCGAGCGTCTCGACCTCAGGCGTGATGATCATGGAATTCACGTTGCCGAGATCGCGATACTCAGTCGCTCCCTGCTTCATGAACGAGATGATCCCCTTGCCGACTTGCAGGTTCTCGACGTTCGGAGAGAGTTCAGTGGGATTAGCCATTAGTCCAGTGCTCCGTATGTTGGCGGCTACAGCGCCGCCGGGTTAACTAGATAGGTGAACGCGAAGTCGAGTCGCATCTCCCCAGCGAGCGCCGAGCCAGACTTGAGATCGGTCGCCATTCGAAGGTACTGCACTCGCCCGTTGGTAGTGATGAGCGAGAGTATCACGTCGTCGAGCGCGACCGCCTTGAGAAGCGCGTCGCGGTACGCATTGAGCCGCGTGCCCACGGTCTCGAGATTGGGCCGGGCCTCCTCGAGAAGGATGAACAACTCCGGCGTCATCGTCGCGAGAAACGGGGGCATGCGCTGACCTCCGCGTCCGGTGCGTGGAGGCGGGAGCGTGGTACTCTCGTCTCCGTCGAGCAGAACGAGGCACGGTCGAGCGTCAGTCTGACGCGGCCCCCGATTGCGAACGACACTCTTGATCGTGATGTCCGCGGTCTTGACTGCCTCGGCGAGCTCGAGATAGCGCGCCAGAATGTCCTCGCGAGCACTCATGAGCCGCCTCCCGTACCCTTGAGATTGACGTTGGTGAAGCAGCAGTTCGCCTGACTGGCGCTGTTCGTAAACGTGATAGCACCCTTGTCGATGCTGCCGTTCCACGTTGACGCGACCACAGCCATGGACCCGGCCTGCACTTCGCTGATGTTCGTGTGCGTCGGCGTGAACGAGGTGCCAGTTGAACCGCCCGCGTATCCGATGACCGACAGCGTGTTGTTGAAGCCGCAGTTGTTAGTCCACGTCGGCACCGCTCCCGTCGAGGAATTGTTGACGTACTGGATCACACCAGTGTACGCCAAGACAAGAATGTAGCCAGAGGTCACGGTCGCGTCGTAGTTGACCGTCACGGAGCCGGTGCCAGATGTCGTGCAGAACCCGCCCCACATCTCCTGTTGAAGCGCGCGACCGCTGACGGTCGTCTTGTTTCCTCCGAGCTTGTGCCATCCAGCTCCGACGTTGCCTCCGCCGACGCTCGTGACGTTCGGGACAGCGCCAGACGTGACACCGGCCGCAGAGCTGACCATCAGGTAGTCGCCAGCCGTGAACGTGAACGACGCGCTGACAGCCGCGACGTTGGTGTTGGTGACAGCGATGGCCGCCGCCGAACTCGTGTTGCGCGTCGGCCGCGTCGTGGGCTGGGGCAGCGGCGCCGGAATGTTGTACGTCATGAGCAGAGCCTGAGGGATCATCCCCAGTTCGTGCTTGCCGACGTACTTCGCCGCTGCCATCGTGGTGAGCAGCGCCGACGTGGCGAGCATTGCCGCCACGCCGACCATCTTGAGCGTCATCTTCATGTTAGGTGAGCCCCGTTCCGTTGATGTACCACGTCAGGCCGTCGTTAGAGCGGACCGCCGTGGCCATGCCGTTCGCGGCGAGCGTGCGGTTGCCCGTGCTCGAACCTCCCGCGAGCCTCAGTACTGCTGATGTTCCCGAGATCGCGATGGTCAGCGCGCCCGCGCCGTTGTTATTGATGAACGACACCGTGTCGCCGTTCGACCAAGACGACGTGTTGTCGATCGTCCACGTGCGGGCCGTGGTGTCGGCGCTCGGGTGATTGAGACAGGTTCCTTTGTCCGTCGAGACGATCGTGTACGCCGCAGACTTATCGGTCATCGGCAGGTTCGACGGACCGGCCGCGCCAGTGCTGCCCGTCGCGCCCTTGATCGAGAAGCCCTGATCTGCCCACGCTCCGGAGACAACCTGCCACACCTCGCCGTTCGTCGAGTTGACATAGAAGTCGCCGTCGATGCGGCCGGTCAGCGACGACGGGTTGCCAGCGCCGGTGGACCACGTCGAGCCTCGCGTGCCTGTCGCGCCCGTGCTGCCCGTGCCGCCAGTCGCGCCCGTCGGTCCCTTGAGCGAGCCGACGACACTGCCCCACGCGCCCGCTGTCTTCGGACCGTAGAGATCGCCGTTCGCGGTGTTCAGGTACGTGTCACCGTTCGCACCGAGACCGGAGCCCGGCACACCAGAGCCCGACAGGAAGCTCGCACCAGTCGCGCCAGTGCTGCCCGTGCTGCCCGTCGCGCCGGTGTTGCCGGTCGCGCCCTTAATGTTGTAGACGACCGAGCCCCATGCTCCGGCGGTCTTCGGCCCGTACACGTCACCGTTGTTCAGGTTCAGGTACATGTCGCCGTTGACACCGGTCGTGGCGTTGTTCGGTACGCCCTGAGCGGCGAGGAACTGAGCACCCTGAGGACCAGTCGCGCCGGTGTTGCCGATCGCTCCCTGAGGACCACGGATGTTGCCGGTCGGCGAGCCCCACGCTCCAGAGGTCTTCGGACCGTACACGTCACCGTTCGTGGTGTTCATGTACGTATCGCCGTTCGCACCAAGGCCGGACGACGGCACCCCCGCCCCCGAGAGGATGGAGCTGCCCGGCGAACCGGTCGCGCCGGTCGCGCCGGTGTTGCCGGTCGCACCCTGATTGCCCTGTGGCCCGATGATCGAGAGAGCGGGGGACGGCCACGCTCCCGCAGTCTTGGGACCGTAGAAGTTGCCGTTCTGCTTGTCGATGTAGCTGTCGCCGTTGTTGCCGATGCCGTTGTTCGGAGCACCGTTGGCAACGATGACCATCGTGCCCTGAGGGCCCTGAGTGCCCGGGTTGCCCTGCGCACCAGTCGCGCCCTGCGGACCCTGAGCGCCGTTGATGTTCATGATCGGCGAGGTCCACGCACCAGACGCCTTCTTGTGGACATTGCCCGTCGACGTGTCGATGTAGATGTCGCCGTCGATCGAGCCGACGATCGTGCCCGGTGCGCCGACGCCGGTGTAGAACGCGTTTCCGATGCCGTTGACACCGTTCGCGCCCTTCAGCGACCCAGCATCCGTCCAAGCTCCGGCAGACTTGGTATAGAGATGATAGGTTGAGGTGGCGATGTAGGAGTCGCCGTCTGCGCCCAGTCCCGAAGAAGGCGCGTTCGTACCGAAGAGTGTCGACGAACCGGTCGGACCCGCGACGCCTGCGCTGCCTTGGCTACCGGCGGGACCCTGCGGTCCGCGGATGTTTCCGGCAATGGAGTAGGTTCCGGCGGTGCGGACGTAGAGGTCGCCGTTTGTGGCGTTGACGTAGCTGTCTCCGTCGACTCCAAGTGAATTGGAGGGAGCTCCGGCTGCGACGCGGATCGAGGAGCCTGCGGGTCCACGGAACACTCCGATCTGAGACCACGCTCCTCCACTCTTTTGATAAAGAGTGAAAGTGACGCTCTCAATGTAGAGATCTCCATTATTCCCAAGGCCAGAAGCAGGCACACCGCTCCCAATGAGAATAGTATCACCATCGGCGCCAGCGGTGCCCGCGACACCGGGATTTCCTTGGTCACCCTTGTCCCCCTTGACTCCCTTGATGTTGGTCTGGAGAACCCAGTGACCAGACTGCTTCTGGTACAGGTTCGCAGTCACGTTGTCGATGTAGATGTCGTTGTCGACACCGAGCGTGTCGCTCGGCACGCCGTTGCCAGTGAAGATCGAGCCAGACGTGAGGATCTGACCCGGTGCGCCCTGCGGTCCCTGAATGCCCTGAGCGCCTCGAATGTCGGCGCCGTCCGCGATGTCGTCAACGAGCGTCGAGCCGAGACCGACGTACTGACCGACTGCGGGCTTGGTGCCCTCGCCGCCAGCCCAGTCAACAACCTTCTGCACCGCGCGCTGACCGTCGAACTCGATGGCGAGCACCGGAGTCCAGCCGTTGGAGCCGATCGCACCCTCGACACCAATCGGATCGAGAACGATCGGATCGCCAGCGGGCGGAATGACTTCGATGATGATGCTCAAGACGGAATCTCCTCGTCATCGTTGAGGCCACCGATGGCACAGATGGTGCCCATCAGGTAGACGTTTGCCTCGGGGCCGTTTCGCAGTTCGACCTCGTACTTGTTCTTGCCCTTCGACTTGTCGTAGGTGCCGTCGGACTTTGGCTTGCTCTGGAGCAGTGCCCGGGTCATCTCTTCCGTCGGATGGAAGGTGAGCTTGCCCGTGACAATGTCCTTGGTCACCGTGCCCGGGCCGGTGCCCGGGTTGTCGGCGAGCGTGAGCCTGAAGATCAGGATGCCGGTCTTGTCGTACACCGACAGCCTCGCGTCGTCGAACGTGAGTGGAACGCCGTTCTGCGTGTAGGTCAGGATCAGCGGAGACGTGGTTCCCCTGATCCAGATGAAGTCGCATACTCCGAATGCGTTAGGTGCGTCGGTCATCGGTTATCCCTGTGTCGGCGTCTTGCCGTCGGTGACGTTGATCAGTGCATAGTGAGGCTTGCTCTTTTCTTTCGTCGCGACAACCTTCGTTCTGATCGTCAGCGAGCCTCCACCCTTATCGACTCCACCACTCTTGTTGACGTCGAACGGCCAGTCGGACTGGTCACCCGGAGCGTCGGCGTCTGGCTGAATGAGGCTGGCCACGGCTGGTCCAGTCGCTGGATTGCCGTACGGATCGGTTAAAGTGTTGAAGTCTGACAGCTTCGGCGTCTTTCCCTTGAAGTCGTGCTTGACGTCGGAATAGCCTAGCACGGCTAGACCGCCTGCCCCGTTGTCGGACACGTTGATGGTAAACTTCAGCTGCTCCTGCAGGCCGGGCGGTATCTGAAACAGATACGTCGCCGTCGCGCTGATCGTCTTGCCGCCCGGCTTCTTCAGCTTCGCTGGATAGAGATCGAGAGGGAAGCTATTGACCTCCGCGAACGTCTGATCGTTGCGAGTCGAGTCTCTCTTGATCGCGCGCTGCCAGTTGACTGGATACGTGAAGTGATTTCCCCACGTTGTCCAGTAAGTCTTGTACGCCTCGCAGTATGCCTGAGCATGGTCCATGTCAATGAACGTGCCCGTCTTCACTCCGTAGTAGGCGAAGCGCGGATCTGGAATGCCGGGCGTGTATTCCTGGAACAGAGGATCTTTCGCACCCTCGGGCACCCAGATAGATGGGCGCTGTCGAAGCGGTGGATCGTAGAACAGCTCACCAGTTCCCTCGATGCGATTGCCGTACGCGTCGTAGGCACCAGTCCAGCCGTAGACCGACCACTGCGGCACCTCAACGAGATGAAAGTTAGTCGTCGCGTTCGAGTTGATCTGCGCGAACTGCGTGGCGTACGAGATCGTGAACAGACCGTCGATCGGAGGCCAAACCTCCTTCTGAAAGTCATCCCACTCCGGAAATGGAATGATGTCGTTCCACACGATGATCTTCTCGTCGGTGCCACCATCGATGGTGACTGGCTCATCGACCTTCTTGTCGAGGAACTTCGCAACCTTCTTTCCATCTTTCGTGCTGCCAACGTCGTACGAGAATGTCGGCGTCGGCGGAGTGCCGGTCTTCGCAAAGTTCTGCCCGAACACGCTGACGACGATGTATCCCCCGGCCGCGAAGTTGATCCGAATGATCCGGCTCGGGAAGTTTTGTCTCGGGCCGGGTCCGGTTGCCATGGCTAGAGGTTCTCCACGAACATGCAGTTGCAGTCATGAAACACCGGCTGACCATCCGGGCGCGGGCCGCCCGGTGGAAGCAGGATGCTGTATCGCTTGCCCTTGAACTCGATGACGTCGAGCTCGTAGTCGGGGGATGGGTCGGACGGCAGCACCGAGATGCAGATGCTGACGGACTTGTCGAGAAACGCTCCGCGCTCTCGAGGCGCGTAGTCGCGTATGGCCATCGTGGCGTTGCGCTTCACGCCGTCGCGGTTGAGCTGACCGATGCCGCCGCCCCAGCTCTTGATGATGTTGTGCGCCGTCTGACGCGAGCGAGCCAGATTCGGCATGCTACACCACCACGATCGGAGGCTTGTTCGCGTGGAGCAGCGACAGATAGCGCCGACCGAACGACGTGGTTCCGAACGTCTCGCTCGAAGACAGCGAGCCCTCGGGAAAGTCCTTGTAGGTGATGCTCATCGGACCGAAGTGCTCGGCCGAGACACCGCCCTGCGTGGGACCGATTGCGGGAGTGTCGCCGTCCTGCGACTCGTCGGTCATCAGCAGATGCGCCGTGAGATACAGGATGGCGGGCTGATAGTCTGGCTCGCACCAACTGTCATCGACGCTGCGCGAGGCCTCGTTGATGCAGAACTGGATCTGATCCTCGTCGCGGTCGGCGAACACCGGAAACCGCGTGGTGAAGTCGTCGACCGTCGGCAGGACATACGGCATGTTCGCTCTCCCGCGTTATGCGCGCGTACGCGTGCGCACGTGCTGGCGCGGGCGGACATCGCCCGGCCTGTTGATCGAGGTCTTGGGCCGCTGCGTCTGCACCGGCTTGTCGGCGGGCTTGTCGTCTGGCTCCTTGACCGGAGGCGGCGCCTCGTCGGGATCGCGACGCGTGTTCTCGTCGCCCTCCTCGTTGATGTGGACGCGCTTTGGTGCGGGCGCGCCGACGCCGATGCCTGCGAGTGCGTTCTGTGCGATGTCGCGCAGCGCCAGCCGCATCATGTCTCGCGTGGGGCGGAGCCGGTTCGCGTCCTTTCCGGCCAGACCCCAGAATTTCGTGAGCAGCTCATCGTATGGCGTGGTGGGGACCGCGCCCATGAGCTCGACTGCCTGCGTAACAGCCGGTGGAATGTCGATCTCCTCGGGAAGCGCCAAGAACGTGCCGCTCTTGAGCATGCCGAAGTGAGCCTCGTGAATGTCTGCACGCTTCATCTCGCCGACCGCGACAACGACCGTGCGGTTGCGGCGGTCAAGAAGCGAGCGCGGTGCGTCGCTGAAGTTCAGTAGTACGATCTGCATGGGACCTCCGCCCGGGTTGAAGGACCCGGGGCATTGCTGCCCCGGGCAAGTCTAGGGAGGGGCGTCTTACGACGCCTGATCGACGGTCCAGATGCCGTCCACGTAGCGGACAGCCTTGGGCCGACGGATCTCGAGACCACCGAGACGGAAGATGCCGGGCACGTCGTACACCAGCGGACCCGTCTGCCACACGGGCAGGAAGCGATGGGTCATCGGGATGTGCGCCTTGAGCACCTGCGGATCGCGGCGATACGCGATCATGCGGCCGGAGCCGCCCTGACCCGCAGTCTCCAGACCGCGAACAGCGCGGATGGTGAGCGGACGCCCAGTCACCTGCGTGTACACGTTCTTGGTGATCAGATAGTCCAGCACCGACTGCATCGTGTTCGGGATGCGCTTCGTTGCCGCCTTGGTCATCGCTGCGACGGGCAGCAGGATGGTGTCGGCCATCTCGACAGTGAGCGACTCGGTGTAGACGCCGGTGATGGCGTTGTTCACGTCGTCGATCATGCCGTCGGCGTCCTTCTGGTCCCAGGTGGTGTGACCCGCCTGCTCGGACGCGAAGGACACGGTGATGCCCGGATAGTTGATGAAGCCGCTGAAGTTCTTCTCGCCCTTGCCGGCGAGCAGCGAATCATCGACGAACTCCTCGTAGGCACGATACGCCGCAAGAGCGCGGTCGGCCGAGAGGTTGGTGCCCGGGACCTGCATCGCCACGCCGAGTTCCTCGACGTTCCAGCGATACCCGATATCCGCCATCTCGATGCCGACCTCGTTCTTCGAACGCTCGATGTCAGCGATGTGGATATCCTTGGCGTTGGCATGGAACCAGCCCGCACGACCGGTGATATCGGTCGAGAAGTAGGTCACGCTGCGCGCCCACTCATTGGCCGACGTGTCGACCGGAATGAGTGCCGGGTACTGGATGTCCGGGTACTGCGTCGCGTAGACGATGGGCTCAATGTAGCTGGCCTGATTGATAGCGTAGGCCAGCGTCGCCTGAGCGTCAAAGAGTTGCATGTGAGTTAGACTCCTGTGCCAGCGCCACTCCGGGCGCTGGACTTAGGGTTGACGGGGAGCAGGATTAGGCCGCGCGGCCGCCCTGCGGGATGGAGACGATGGCACGACCGCCGACGCCGCAAGACGTCTTCCAGTACGCACCGGGGATCGGGCCGACTGCTCCGGTGGCATTGTCCGAGAACAGACCGGTTGCCGCAACGAAGTAGACGGCCGCGTGTGCGGTCACCGCCTCGTTCGGCTCCACCCAGATGTCCCCCGACTCCAGGACGGAGAGGGAGTTGGGCGGCAGGAAGTGGTCCACCGACACGGAGCCGGCCGCGAGGCCGATATCCTTGACGGACACACCGCGGAAGCCCGCGAGCGAGCCGCCGAGAATGACGCCCTGATCGCTCAGGGAGCCCTGCGACACGGCGCGACCGAACGGAATGCCCGGGTTGGCGGTCTCGCAGATGCCGGTGGTGATACGAGCCTCGTTCACCTGACCCGCCAGAGTGCCCGGCGAGGGAGGAGCCATCCGCTCGTTGTAGACAGTTTGGGTCGTACCCATATTGGGGAAGTCCTTCTAACTGGTAGTTCGTTGATGAAGTGCGTCCTCGCGGACGCGGTGATTACGCGTTGGCGGCCGGGCCCTTCCAGGCGTCGACGAGCCGCTTGTCGCGGTTGACGAGAGCCTCGGTGGGAGCCTTGGGAGCCGGGGGAGCGGAGAACGCGCGGGCAGTGTCGTGGACAGCGGTGGAGCCCGCAGTCTCGACGGCCTTCACGTCCTTGGTGAGGGTCTCGTACGAGATCTTCACCTGATCGTCCGACCAGCCCTTCGCGGTGTCACCCAGCTTGGCGTCGACCACCTGACGCTGGATGTCCGCGACCGACTTGCCGTCGACCACGAGCTTGTCGCCCAGGATAGCCCGCGCCTTGCCGGCGACCTCGAAGCGATCCTTGACGAGCTGATCGAGCTGCGCGGGAGTGAGCTTGGAGTCCTCGACCTGCTTCTTCAGGGTCGCGATCTCCGCATCCTTCTGCGACAGAACCGTGGCATGCTGCGCAGTCGCGTCGCTCACCTGCTTCGTGAGAGTAGCGACCTGCGTCTCGGCTGCGGCGAGCTTGGTCTTGGTGTCCGCAACCGTGGTGGTCAGCGTTGCGATGTGACGGTCGATGATCTGGCCGCCCTGCTCGGTCTCAACGTTGACGCTGATGCCGTCGATGAGGATAGTCCGCATGAACGTAGTTTCCTTCTGGATGTTGCCGTCCTGCATCTGCGGGACGGGAGGTGGAACGAAGAGTAGTGTCGTCGACTCGCCCTGAGGCGGCGACGCTGTGCTGTCTCCAATGCGGAGCTTGGCACCACCGCGCGCCGCGTCGACGATCGCGAGGTGATTGACGACGATGCCCTTCTGCATGGCATCGTACTGAAGGCCGCTCGGCGTGGTGCCCGCGCCGAACACGATTGTTGCGTCGTACCCGACCGAGAGCTCGGACTTGCCGTCCTTGACCTTCTTGATCGTGGGACCGTCCATGACGGCCATGGGTACGCGAATGAAGTCGCCGTCGCGAGCGATCTCGCCGCCCATCTGGCCCTTCGCGTAATCCTTCCAGTTCTTGGCCTCGACGGCCACGGGCGGATGGTCGTCGGTGACTGGCTTGTATGCGAAGGTCGCCAGCGAGTCTGCCTTGAAGACCTCGTCCTCGGGACGGTAGACCTTCATGATCTTCTTGGCGTCGTCGCCGGTGAGACCGAGCTCGCTGCCGTAGTACAGCTGAATGCCCGTGCGCGCGACGCGAGGAGACGCGACGAGATAGCCGTCGTTCGTGTCCCTGATCTTCGCGTCGTCGAGCGTGTAGTAGTCGAAGAGCCGCATCAGTGCCTCCAGTACCGTTGTATCCACGGCGTCTGGGTGCGAGCGACCGCATCCCATGGCTTCTGATTGCCGTGGAAGAAGATGATCCGATTGTCCGCGCGCAGAATTCCCTGAACCTTGTTCTGCAGCGGATACGAGCTGACGTGCGGCCACTTGAGACCGACACTGCCCTCTTGGTCCTTGACCTTGTGCGTTATCCACGCCTGATCAGAGCCTCGAAAGCCACGGGCCGCCGCAGCCGCGCGGGCAGCGAGCGGGTCTCGATTGAAGTCGGACCAGATGTCGGCGTAGTCGCCGGCAGTGAACATCTGGAACGAGCCGTTGAACACCATGTTGCCGTCGTGGTTTCGCAGCTCCCATCCGACGAACCGACCGGGCGTGTCCACGATCTTGCGGATGTCGCCCGTGATCACCGTGTCGAGGTCGATGCTCAGAACGCGGTCGCCCTTGTTGACGCTGAGATTCGACAGCGTCTCTGGATCGTAGATGCGCAGACGCCGATAGCACGATGGCAGATGCTTGCCGCTTGCGTTGGCCAGATCGTTGAAGTCTGTCCACAGCTGATACGTCTCGCACTCGCTGATGCCGCCGTCCTGATCCGTGACGCACACGATGCGATGCGCGTAGCCGGGCAGGTTGCGACGCAGCATCTTGGACATGATGTTGACGTGCTCGGACGTGTAGAAGCGCGTCGTGCCCGGTTGCTGCCACTTCCAGAGAAAGATGTGAAGCGGTCTCACAGCTCCCTCCGCCACTCGAATCTCAGTGGATCCTTCGCCTTGTACGGCGGCGCCCTGCGCTTCGCCTCTAGATGAGGGAAGTTGGGACGCCAGAACTTGCTCTCCTTGCGGCCGAAGTCCCTCGTTGACGCGTCGTTGATCTCCGAGCGTCCGTACATTTTCAGTGCCCAAGCCGAAGTTTGAACCTCGCGAAGCACGGCCCGCGCGCACTTTCGAAAGTTCCCGTCGCTCCCGTAGCATCCCGCGAAGTCCTCGTCATAGCCGCCCATCTCCCAGAACTCTGATCGTCTGAACAGATAGCTGTTCGGGTGCGGAGGAATGGCGTCGCCGGCTGCGTTCACGCGAGCCGGCATGTAGTACTCGCGGGGCCGAGCATCGTGCTGCGAGAAGTGCAGTGCCTTGCTCGCCTCGAGAGGCGACAGAACGAGGTCCATGTCGAGCAGGTGCGCCCACTCGGTTGTGACGTGCGTCATGCCGAGATTGCGCGCGCCGTCCTGATTCCACGGAATGTTCGGCACGATGCGGAAGCACTGCACCGACATGTCGATGGGAAATGACCGAAGAATCGGAGCCGCCGGAAAGTTGGGCGACCCGTCGTCCACGATGATGAGGCGAAAGCCGCGCGGGTAGTTCGCCCAGCCCTCGAGCTGATAGCGCAGCATGCCCGGGTTCTCGTAGTATGCGTAGACCAGCGTGATCATCCGCGCCCCGCGAAGTATGTCGTCCTCAGATCGGGGCGAACCTTGTCGCCGTAGATCGAGGAGTTGTTGTCACCCATCTCGTGATCGACGAGACACGGAATGCGATACACGATCTCCTTGCCGCGCTCCTCGATGGACTTGGCAACCCACGCGTCGACGTTCTTGTCGTTCGCAGGATTGGCATGCCACTGAGCGAAGCTGTCGTGCGTCATGAGCTCGAACGCGTGGATGCGGTGGAACAGCATGCACTGCGCACCCCACGTCTTGCGTCCGAGGTTCGCGCCGTACCATCCCTTCGACAGGCGTCCCCCGTTCGCGTAGTCGCGCTCCAAGATCTTGGCCATGCGCGTCGGGCAGTACAGCGAGATGCCGCCGCAGATCTTGTCCAGCGTGAACTTCTCGAGGTCCTTCTGAAGCACGAGCGACGCAGCGGTGGACCACGTGATGTCGTCCTCGCAGACCATGTACCAGTCTGCTGTCTCCCTCATGATCGTCGACAGGGCAAGAACCCAGTTGCGGAAGTTGCCCTGTCGCGGCTTGTTCATGTGCACCGTGACATCAACGTCGCGAAGCGCCTCCACCGGCCCGTCGGCGAGAACGTGCACGTGGTTGCGGAACCCCGCGTCTCGGTAGCTCATCAGGGAGCGCGCGAGCGTCGGTCGGGGGCGAGGCGCGGTGATGATCGCGGTGCGCAGATTCAAGGGAGCCTCACGGTCCAGTATGATGCCGACAGCTTGTAGTCCTTGTGCTTGTGCAGATCGACGATGGAGTATCGACCCGCGAAGCGCTCATCGATTGCCTGCGCAACGCCCGGCCACCGAGCGTCGTCTCCCGCCATGAGTGCACCGGGGCGCATCTTCGGGAGCCAAGCGTCGATGTCGTGCAGCACCGCAGGATAGTTGTGGTCACCGTCGAGCATGAGAAAGTCGATGCTCGCGTCGGGAAACTGACGCGCGCCATCGAGACTGTCCATGCGCAGCGTGTGAATCACGTGCTGCACCGGCTTGGTGTTCTTGCGAAACTCATCGTAGACCGGCTGCTTGAGCGACTTGAAGTAGCTCGTGTCCTTCAGGTCGGGGCCGCCGTCTTCCCATGGGTCTACGCATGAGAACTTGATCGGCTTGCCGCTGTTGATGATCTCGACCGCCATGTACGCGGCAGACTTGCCGAGCCACGAGCCGACCTCGACGAACATGCTCTCGCGATCGGATGGTGCGTCGGTGACTGCGACGCGGTAGAGTCCCTTGAACGCTGCCCAGCCCGGGATATTCTCGAAGATATGCTGCATTACCATTCCTCTGCAACGAACACGGGGCGGCGTGAACCGCCCCGCGCTGACGTTACGCCCAGTGTTTGTTACCGTTCTTGTCGATGACGGGAGTGTTGCGATTCCACTCCCTGCCGGAGGTCGGGCCAGCCTCGGCTGCCTTCGCGACCTGCTCGCCGTGCTCCTCGATCTTCTTCATGTTCTTCTCGTGACCCTCGCGGTTCTGCTCGTTGAGCCGCTTGAGCCGCTCGTCCTCGACCGTGGCCTGAGCCTCGCGGCCTGCCGTGGTGGACAGACCCTCGTTGGTCTCGGGAGCCTTGTTGCTCTCGGTGACGGGACCCTTCGTGTTGGTCTCGGCGTCCTTGGACTCCGGCGCACCGCCAGCGGGACGAGATGAAGCTACGTTCTTGTCAGCCATGTTAGTTCAATCCTGTTTTCGCGTCCCATAGGCGTGATGCGGCGAGGCGGGACCTGCTCGCGGCCGTCTGTATGACTATGATCCAGCGCTGCCTCACGCGGATTCGAGTGACATGCCAGCGTCGCTGCGGGTACGTCGAGACGAGTCTGCCGGAACGAAGACGCACCGACAGCGTGGATGTGCGGGTATCAAAGTGCGTGCGCGATTGATGGTGTACGGTCCGTTCTCGCTGATGCTCTCGCACGTGGGACATACCCTGTCGTCTCCGGCAGTCTTGACGTTGACATTCTCGCCGAGTCGCCGGGCAATGTTGAGCTCTGCCCGTCGAATCCGCTGCTGAGTTCGCGTGCCCGGCCCGGTGCCTGCTCGAGACCTCGATCCATGAGGATGCGACGGCGATACCGCCTTGCCAGTCTTCTTCGTCTGTTTCCTCTTCGCATCGCCAGTTCTCACTGTCTTGACCGCGACTGCCTCTGGTAGCAGACCCACCGTCGCGATACCCTCTGCCTCGTAGACGTCGAGCGACGCCTCTGAGTGGGCTCGCACGACGAGCATCTCTACCATGGCCTCGCTGCGCACGCGACCGATCTTGTCGATGGCCGACTGCACCGCCCGGACAATGGCCATCGGCGCCTGATGCGAGAGCAGACCGTTGGCAACCGCGCGCGTCGCCTGCTGACTCACGGCCTGCGCTATGCCCTGCAACTCCACGCGACCCAGCATCTGCAGAGCGTCGTTGCGGTGACCCGCGTACACGTGCGTGACCTGCGTCTTGGCCTGAAGCTGACCGAACTTCGTGCCCTCGTCGAACGCTGCGGACAGATACGGACGCATCCAGCTGCCGTCGCCCCCGACTATCAGCTTGTCCAGCGCGTTGTCGAACCATCGCTGCCAGACCTGCGTCTTCGTCGCGGAGTTGACGATACCGGGGGCCGCCACGTTCATGAGACCACCGCCTCGGATGGCGAGGACGTCCTGCTTCATGATGATGTCGCGAGCCGCGATGCGCAGTTTCGACCAGCGCTGCGTGAAGTCCTGCTTGAAGCGCGATCGGAGCTTGTACGTGTTGGTCGGATCGAGGACAACCGTCTTCGCATCTGGAACGCAGCACAAGCACAGATTGATAGTGTCGAAGACGTGGCCGTCGTAGATCAGTGCCATCACTGGAATCCCGCTAGATGTTGGACTATCCACAGCACGACGAGGAAGCCGACGCACACAAGAATGTAGTGCAGCAGACTTGCACCTATCATGCTGACTATGATCGCGCCGATGATGAACGACACGATCAGGAACGTGCATCCGCTTGTCATCCCGTCGCTCCCCTTGGTATGGCGATCAGACACGCCATGAGAACCAAGAACATGCACAGCGCAGCCACGAACATGAGCAGATAGAGAGCCTCGCGCTTTATCTTACCCATGTTCGTGCACCGCTGCACGGATCAGGGAGGCGTCGTTCATACGCCTCCCTCATCGCCTCGTAGCGAGCCGCAGTGTAGCAGCGCGAATCCGGGAATCCGCTCCCCTTCCGGGGCACTGCGAGATCCGCCCCATGCGCCGTCACCAGGAAACCGGCGATGAGCACGATGGCCGTCATCGAGAGTACGAACGTGCGATTGCTCATCACGCCTCCTCCAGTTCGGCCGGATTGAACGAGCCCTTGATCTCCTCGAAGACCTCGGGTCCCAGGATGATCTGACCGTCGTACGCTGGCATGTTGCGGATGTCGGCCGCGCCGCCGTTGTACGTGATGGTCACGTGCGGAGTGTAGTCGTCGTAGTCCCACGTGCAGTCTGCGCGATACTCCGCGCTGTTGTGCCGCCACGCCAGATCGGAACTGGCGAACGCGAGCACAACTGCCTCGTTGAACCGCTCCATGACGCGAGGCCCGCCCGGCTTGATGACCAGCTGACCCTTGTCGTTGGTGGAGGTGAACGTGTCCTCGCCGACCTTGATCCAGTCGACTGGAGCCTTCGAGTAGATGACGGTGACGTGCATCTCCTCGCCGACCGTGGTGTCCAGAGTGGTGTTCGCCTTGTACCAGTCCGCGATCTCCTTCCAGTTGACCACGTTGCGGTACACGTAGAGCGGCCTCGGAGTGGTCGCGTCCTTGATGCGCTGAAGCATGGTGCTGATGGCGTCTGCGTTTGCCATGGCACCGCGCTTCGTCTCCCATGCCTTGCGCGACATGGGTCTGCGGCCAGACGCCGTCGCGTGCATGACGTGCTCGTCGTAGTTCTCGCCGAGCATCGCGCCCTGAGCGAACTTGCCGGACATCATGGACCTCTTCGACGGCAGACCGTCGTTGACGGCCTTCGCGGGCGTATTCGCGGGCGGCGGAGTGTTGCCGTTGGCTGGCGTCGACGGCTCGCCGTTCGCGGGAGCATTGTTGTTCGGGTCGGTGCCCTGTTGCTGCTGAGCCAGCGCGGCGGCGGCCTCTGCGTTGGCCTGCTCCTCGGCGAGACGCTCGTCCACGTCGGTGCCGTACTCGTCGATGATCTGCTCGAGACCCGGATACAGACCGTCCTCGATGAGCTGGTTCTCGCGAGCCTTCTGCAGCACCATGGGGTCCATCAGCGCGGCGTTGACGTCTGCCGTCATGACAGTCGACTTCTGTACTGCGATGGCCGCCTTCTCGGTGTCGCTCAGCTGCCAGAGTGGATTCCAGTTGTAGAACAGGCCGTCCTGCACCTTGCCGAACGTGGTGATCTGGAGCAGATCGTCGAGCGGCTTGAGAATCGGCGCGACGAACACCTTCTGCTCGGTGGAGCAGCGGTCGTAGTAGTTGCGCGTGTCACTGTCGCCCGTGGCATTCATGCCCTGCGGCGACGAGCCCATGAAGCGCGTCGCGGGAATGTCGGCGGCGCCGCACACCAACTGCATGAAGCACTGAATGACCTCCGGCATGCCGGTGAACTGCGCCTGCAGACGGTTCCACGTCTCCTCCTTGTCGATGAGCAGGAGCGAGAACAGCGACTTGAGCGTGTTCGCCATCGCGAACCGGTTCTTCAGTCTGTTCTCGTACTCCTTGGAGCGGATACGCTCGCTGAGCTCGGGAATGGAGACGACGTCGACCTTGCTCTCCTGCACGAGCTGAGCCATGCCGTTCGCGACCGTGCCGAGCTGGATCACCGCGTCTTGCACCACCGACAACACCGAGTCGCCCCATCCCATCGACTGATGGACATCGGGAATCTCGGCTCCGATGAAGCGGACAACGCGCGACGGATGCAGCGTGACGGCGCCAGCGTCGGGCGACGTGCGAGTGTAGCTCTTGGGCGTGCCGTAGTAGGGCGACGTGATGTCCCACTCGATCTCGCCTGCGGCAATCTCGTACCGCGACACCGCGTGCACGAACTTGAGGCAGTCCTTGCCGAGCTTGTCCAGCTCGAGAGGATTCTCGGGCTTGCCCTGATCGACGCCCAGAATCAGCGCGGCGCCGCCGTAGAGGCGAGCCTTGCGCATGGCGTTCATGACCTTGAGCTGGATGTGGAGGTTGGTCTCGGTGTCCTCCAGATCGCTGATGTCGCCCTTCTCCGCCTGCCACGTGCGCCACTCGCGGGTCGAGTCGTACGCGGGAATGTCGACGATCTTGCGCGACACCCAGTCCCCCCGATACGCCATCTCGGCCTGAGCCTGCGTGATGGGGCTGAACGCGAACTGCGTCGCCGTGCTCTTGTCCTTGCCCGTGCCCATGCCGGTCACGAGATTGACGAGACTGTCCGTCGTGATGCTCTTCCCATCGCCCATCATCCGAGTGGAGGTGGAGGCGGGGGACCGCGCCGGAGCCCGTGTCGCACGGGACGGAGCGCGGGTGGATGCTGCCTTGGCCATCAGGTTGTCTCTCCGTCGACCCATCCCATGGATGCGTCATATTTGTAAAGCTTGCCCGCGCACTTGTTGAACGCGCCTGAGCTCGCGTCGACTTGGTCCTTGTACTGTCCAGCAGGGAACGCCTCGTGCTCATCGAGGAAGTCGTCGTTCCAGCGATCGCTCTGCAGGAGCATGATATTGCCGCCCTGCCACTGCGCAGCGTAGCCCTCTGCTCGGTCTTCCTTCTTGCCGGTGACACGGTCTGCGTAGATCTTGTGACCGGCCAGATTGGCGATGGTGCGCTCCGCAGACTCCTTGCCACCAGAGCCCGGCTCCTGCTCGACGTACGTGGACACGACATAGTCGCCGAACAGTGCGGCGTCGCGCTCTGCGGTCGCCTTGATGTTGGTCTCGCGAACGAAGGCGCCCCACTGCCCGCGCTGCACGTCGTCGATCATCCATCCACCAGAGTGGAGCTCCAGCATGCGGACGCCAGCGGTGTACGCGCCAGCGTCTGTCGTACCGGCCTTGTCCCAGTAGCGAACGACCTTCTTGATGTCGGTGAGAAGCGGACGAGCGCGGACAACCTTGATACGGTCGAGCGGGAAGATACCGCCGCCCTCGACGATGGGACTCTGCTGATAGAGCGACTCCCACGACGAGCGAGTGGCAGAACCCTTGCGCTCAAGAAGAAACTCCAGCGACTTGAACTCGGGAAACAGCGGAATGCCCTCGCTCATGCGCGGGTCGTACATCCTGCCGTCTGGCTTCACGCTGATCGCTGGATACTTCAGCACGATGCAGTTGGGAAACTTCAGGATGAAGCGTCCCGTCGGGTCGTCCACGTGCCAGCGAGTGGCGGTCAGGATCATGCCCGCCTCGTCGCTGAACCGCGTGAAGAAGTCGTCCATCAGCCAGTCCCACGCGGCGTCTCGCTGAACCTTCGAGCTGGCCTCCGCGCGACCCTTGATGGGGTCATCGATGAGGCCGAAGTCCAGTCCCTTGCCGGTGATCTGGCCCTTCACCGTGGTGTTGCGGAACGAGCCCTTCTTGCCGATGAACTCCATGAAGTTGGAGTTGCGCTTTGCTCGCGAGACGCCAGTCACGATGTTGGATCGTGAGATGGACGTGCCCGGGAACACGAGATTGTAGTTCGGCGAGTCGAACTGGCGCTGCATGCCGGTGTTCGCGATGACGCCGAGGTCCTTCGAGAACGACGCGTAGATCTGAC